CCTCCGCCGGTGGGGCCGGTGTGTACCGCACCGCGCTGCCCACTTGGGTGGGCGAGAACTTGAACCGGCTGCCGACCTTCCACGCAGCGATTTTCCCCGCCTGAGCGAGTTGCCGGACCAGCGAGGGCGAGACGCCGAACCGCTGGCCTAGCTCGCGAGCTCCCAGGAGCATCTCCCCTTCGGGCGGGGCGTCTCCGGTCTCCTGGATCGTCTCCTCCCCGAGCTCCGATCCCGGTGCGTCCGGGTCGAGCCCCGCCTCCTTGAAGACCTGTAGCGGTCCGTCGCTTTGCCGCTCGATCCGGGTGTGCCGGACCTCTGCGGCCGTCGTCACCGCAAGATCGACGTATGCGGCGTCTGACTGGGCGTTCTTCAAGCGGACTTCGGCGCGCTCGGTCTCATTCATCTGCCAGAGCTTGCGATGCTCGACGGTGTATTCGTCGGGCACTGAGCCGGGAGTCTCCGCGCCGAGGACGTTTAGAACGCGCACAAGGGGTTTTGTGACGAGCGACTCTTGTCGGCTCGAGACGTGGTCGTACCAGGCACGGATCGGACCGGCGTTCTCGCCAGTGTTGAGCCCCCCTTGCGTCTCGTTCATGAGGATCTCACGGGGGAGATCGGTACCCGCGACGAGGTCTTTTCGCTCGCTGTCGATCACGTTGAGGAGGCCCCCTACCTCGGTGATCAGCGTCGCGAACTCGTCTTCCTTGTCGATCGCTACGATGCCGAAGTTGTCCATGCCCTCGCGGATCTTCTCGAGCATCGAGTCGATGAGTTTGCGGTCGGCGTCGTTGGTGCTGAGGAGCTTCTTTTGGAACCCGGCGAACCTGAAGTACTTCAGCGCCATCGTGTGCATGATGCCGCGGACGTTCCCCTTGGTCGCGCCGTACCCCTTCAGGTCATCGTATACCCGCTCGAGGAACGACGGCGGCCACCCGCCGTTGTACATCAACATTCGCTCGGGGACCTTCATCGCGTCGAACCGGACGGTGCGCGACGAATGCACGCGGAACGTCCTACTGTTCGGCAAAATGAGCTCGTACGCGTCCGGATTCACGACGGAGCCCAAGCTGTCCGGGACCGGTTGGGCCTGCGGGCTCGGCACGACCCGTAGACTGCGCATTCGAACCCGGCCCGAAAGGTCGAGCGGCTCCGCTGGGTCCGACGAGCCGTCAGAAACCGACAGCACGAGCAGAGCGCCGCCGTAGAGCCTCGACCACCGGATAGCGTCGCCGATTTTCTCGAGTGCCTGCAGGTCTTCGATCCGGGATTCGATCCCGGAGAAGTCGAAGTCCTGCCCCTCCGCGAGCCCCTCCGCGACCTTGAGGTCGAAGCCCTCCCGCGTCGCGTCGTCAGGAAGGCGATCGACGATTCGGGCCGCCAGCGCATTCTGGATGTACAGGAAGTCGAGCTCAGTGGACGAGAGGAGGTCTCGCCCACCGAAGTAGACCGACCGATGCTTGTCGCGCGCGCTTCCGAGGGCCGTCACAGCGCTCATGAAGTCGTCGCTGTATTTCTTGACCAGGTCGATAACGGTTCCCATTGTTCGTCACGCTCCATACGCCGAAGCTGCGTCCAGCTCTTCGACGTCGTCTTTCAGAATGAGTTCGTACAGCGCCCACACGAGCGCATCCAGGCGATCGGGCGACTTGAGTCCCGGTTGCCACTTCACCATTTGAAGCTCCAGCACGGGGAAGTGTCCTACGTGGTGTGCACGCCCCTGCTCGTAGAGCGCGGCGACCGGCTCGGCACGCAGCAGTTTCCCGCGGGTCGCGTGGACCTTCTCGAAGTTGACGTTCTTGTCGATCACGCGAATGACGTGCTCGACCATGTCGCCGCCGTAGTTGACCTCGCCGACGATCGCGTCGGCCTGCCAGCGATGGTACGCCGCGACCGCGACGCGTCCCCACTCGTCGGGCTTTGCCGTCAGAGAGAGATCCTCGAGCGGGTAGGCGTGACCTCGTGCGTCGACCCCCGCGACCACGATCCCGGTCTCCGACGGGCCGTCTTCCATGTTGCTCTGGTGCTTCTTGTCGTCGGTCGATCCTGCCGGGTCGATCGCCACGACGATGCGCACGAGCGTGGGGTAGGCCCCCGGCTTGACGCGGCCGCCCTCGATGAGCTCGGAGGACCACAGTGCGCGCGGGTTGTCCCGGAGAAGCTTCCCGCCGATCATCTGCTCCCCGAGCCGTGTCCCCTTGTAGAGTCGCTCAATAGCGGCGAGCCAGCGAGGCGACAACATTCGGTTCGCGTACGTCGTGCCGCGAGTGATGACGACGTCGTCGCCCTCCCGGTCCTCGAGCTCGCACATCGTTTCGTGTGGGGTCGGCGTCGTGGTGACGCACGCGTGCGGGTGCGGGCCGATGCGAAGGCAGAGCTGCAACCCCTTTTTCCATGCCGCTTCGGGGTATTGCCACTTCCCGAGCTCGTCCGCCCATATGAACGCCGCGTTCCACCCCTCGCACGTCTCGGGCTTGTCCGCGGACAGCACAATGCCACGGACGCCCGATGGCCAGACGAGGAGCCCACGACCGTTGCCGGGCATCCATTCGGGTGTTTGTCCCGGAGCGGCCATCTTGAGGATTCCGCTCGGGCCCTCGATCTGAATCTTGCGAACCTCGTCGTACGTGCGACCGACGACAATGATGTCGCCACCGCCGAGGCTCTCCTTCTGCATCCCACGTTCGTTTGTGAGGGTGGCGCCCGCGAATGTCTTCCCCCAGCCGCGTCCAGCCATCACGAGCCAAACAAGCCACCAAGTGCCCGTCGGCGGATGCTGGTCGGGGCGTCGCCAGACGTCTGCGTCGAAGAGGAACGCTATGGCCTCCTCGTCGGTCATCTCCCCGATGAAGGCTTCTTTTTCCTCCCACGTGAGGCCCTCGAGCAGCTCGAGCGACTCCGACAGGTGGACGGGTGTACTCATGCGCTAGGGGTCGTCGTGGCTGACTTCGATGGTCTCGATGTCCACACCCCACCGATATTTGTCCGTCGTGCTCTGTGAGCAGTCCATCATGAGATCGCCACCAGATATCGAAAAACCGATCGATATGCCATCGGACAAAGCCGTCGCGTGGACGTCGGACAGATCGACTGGAGACCTAAGGATCGAAGCCGCCCCGGCGCCCGTGACCCGCATGGACACGCGAGCTCTGAAGCTCGCTGTCACGGCGGAGTCCCCCGCACCTTGGTCTTTCACGGCGCATACCGCAATGCTGACCTCGAAGTGCTTGCCGGCCGGCGGGTTCACGAGGACCACGCTGGTGGTCCCGTTCGTGGTGGTAGCGAATCGCAGCGAACCCCGACGGTTGTAGTCGGCGTCGTAGTATCCGGACTCGGCACCACGATGCGTCTGCACGGCATCGTATCGGCCGAGGCGATCGGCGTCGGCCACTTCGAGCCGTCGGGTAACGTTTCTCGCCACGAGTTGGGCGTTGTTCGTGTCGAGCTCGACCTCGTCGTTTTCGCCGAGCAACACCGACTGGGACGAGATCTGCATCATTCGGATCGCTGCCGCCGTCACGGTGCGCGATGCCGCTGCCCAGAAGTTATGGATCGTCGCCCCCGTGAACGTTCCGGTCCCGAAGGCTTGGCCGTAGTTCAGGGTGTTGTCGGAGCCCGTTGACGACACCTCCAGCACCCCGATGTCGGGGATCGTGTCGCTATCGCGGTGGATGCACGCGAGATACCCGAGCTTCGTTGCACCGTCCGTCTCAGATTGGCCGAGTCGCACGCCGTTGGCCCAGAGTTGGCCGGTGCTGTCGTACTCGGCGATCTGCCTGTCGGCCCCAAACCCTGCGACACCCGCGGCAAGCCACACCGTCCAGAGGCCCAAGCGGTTCAGGATCCAGTTTGCGTGCGTCCCCTTGAACGACTCTCCGCCGACGTGCCCGTCGGCCATTTCTCCTGCGGACGGCTGTACCTTCGTCGGGTTCCCAACGTGTGCAGGCGGTGGGCTGGACCAAGCCGCGTTTGACGCCCAGTCGAAAGTATCGGTCGGTTTTGTTGCCATGGATAAACCTCAGACGATCGTCGCGGTGATGAGGCCGGCGCCGGGCACAGGGGTGGTCGTGTCGTCCACGACGAGTGGGGTCGCGACCGGCGTGGTCGTGTCGTCCACGAGCAACACGTCCGAGACGGGCTCGACGTGTAGGACGTAACTCACGCCCCCGGCCGAAGCCTTCTCGAGGAAGTCCATCAGGAGACGCGAAAGACCCGGGGACACTGGAGCGGTCACGACGTAGCCGGCGGGGTAGTTCGGCCGAAACTTGACCACCGGGTCAGCCCCCTCCGAGAGGGCCTCGACGACCGCGAGGATCATCGGCGTCGTCGCCTTGCTGCGGGATACGAGCTGCGCAGCAACGCCGAGGAGCTTCCGATACGTCGGCTCGTCGTACCCGAGTCGCTCGAAGTTGATGATGCGCCCGATGACATCAAGCATCCAGCCATAGGCTGCCGGGAGGTACCACGTGTGCTGGATGCCAGCCGCGAGGTTTTCGAGGGCATCGTAGCGCTCGGCGAGCACCTCAAGGAGGTCATTCAGGTTGGTGGCCTCTCGAAAGAGGTCGATAAGGCGTGCCTTCGCCCTAGCGCCCGAGTCCTGAATGTCGCCAATGGGGCCGCCCCACGCCGTTCCCCATGCGTCCCCCCATTGCATGCGTCAGACCTGCACCACTGCGACGCGGTCGCTCGATAGCTTGCCGCGGTTACGGATCGCGATAGAGGTTTTTGCTCGAACGTAGGCGCCGGACGGAGCGCCGCTCGCGGGCGGGGGACCGCTCCCATCGTCACCGACGATCGTGACCTGCACGTCGTCAACGCCGGTAAGCTTCAGCGACTTGGCCGCGAACTCCATAGCCGACGGCAGGGCGTCTTCGCCGGGCTGGAGGGCGGCTCCATACTCGAGAATTGCCGTTTCAATGAGCGCGTCGCCGTTGGCCGGATAGACCGTTTCGCTCGTCGATGTGGTGACGGTGACGGTGACCCAGAGCAGCACGTCCGCAACGCGATCGAACTTGATGGTGTGGGCGTTCCCGTGGGAGTCGACGTGCTGTACCGATACCGCGCCGTGCGTCTCAATGCCGCCGGAAACCGACTCGAAGATGGCCTTCGCGATATCCGCGTCCGCGCCTCCCTCGACGACGACGTTCACCGACTTACCGGGCAAGCCGTCCGCGTCCGTGACCAGCTTGCGATTGGAGTAGGTGCGTACGTAGCTGACCCCGGAGACCTGCGAGACATCGGCGGAGATCGCCTCGGTCGAGGCCTTGCCCGCTCCCGCGACCTCTTGCAGTCGGCGAAGACGCGCGGGCCCTGGCTCCTCTGAATCCCTGCCGAGTGTCGCGTCGGCGGTGCTCTCGAAGCCCGTCCACCCGGAAACCGGGGTTTGAATCGTCCATCCAGCCTGCCCCGTCGTGGCGGCTTGCTTTGCGCCCGTGTCGACGGACTCGACCGCGACGTCGACCGAACCGCCAACGGGAATCGTGTACGGACCGCCGGTGAGTCGCCAGTTCTCGCCGGTGGCGTCGAGTTGGATCACGACGTCGCCCGCGCTCGGGTCGAGGACGGTCCCGTTGACCCCGTGGCACCGACCCGGGGCGGTCGATGGCTTCGCCGCGAGACGCTTCGTCCCGGTGAGGGCGAGGACCATGTCAAGGAAGGCCCCTCCGGCCGTGGCCGGGTCCTTCCCTCGCGCGACTTCGAGGATCAGCGCCTGCAGGTCGGCCTCGCGCTCCGAGAGTGCGTCGATGAGCTCGCCGACGGGAGACTCCGGCTCCAAGTTGAACGTTCCAGAGAACCCTGGCTTGAGTCGAAGCTTTGCCTTCGTCTCCTCGGCGACCTCCGAGCGGGTCTGAATCTCGACCCCCGCGGTCGTAACGCGTGCACTCATGCGGCGACCTGCACCTCGCGCGTGAAGTCGACAGGGCCGTCGCTGGTCTGGACACGACCCGACAGCTTGAGCGTGCTCGTCTCGCTATCGAAGTCGCTCTCGAGCTTCAGCACCGACTCGAAGCCCGGGAGCCCGACGACGTACGACCGGACGAGACCCAGGACATCGGGCTCGTTGAACCCGTTGACCAGGACGCGCTGGAGCCACGGGAAGCCCTTCCGGAGGTCGAACGCGTATTCGCCCTGGTAGAAACCGAGCGCAACCCTGAGGTGCTGGGCCTTGGCCTCCTGCCCCTTGATGACCGTGACGTCACCGCCCGAGAGGTCGAGGTCGTGATCGGCCGTAAGCTTCCAGTCCGCCATTCGCGCGGCAACATAGCCGCCAGAGGTCCAGATCGTCAGGTTTTGGGGCGCGCGCACTACGCAAGCGAGTCCTGAACACCCGTCACCTATTGTCGCGCCGCGTGCGCCGAGGCCCACTTGGTCCCGATAGCGCGGAGGTGTAGCGACGTGGAGAAGGTCTACTACCAGGACGAGACGCTCGGGATCTCGATCACCGAGGTCCGGGCGACGATCGGCGGGACGATGTATCCCGTCGCCAACATCACGAGCGTGCGCGTCACGAAGGACTGTTCGTTTCAGCAGTACGCGTTGCTCGCGGCCGTAGTCGGGCTGCCGGTGTCTTGGATGGGGTACGCGGCCCAGAACTATCCAGCCATGGGCCTCGGCGTCGTGTGGGTCGCGCTGATGGTCACGGTATCGAAGTGGATCGGCCCAAGGTTCGAGGTGGCGATTGGGGCGGCGGGTGGCGAGCGACCCGCGTACCGAACGCGCTACCGTGACGTGGCGACGAAGATCGGCGAGGGCCTCAACATGGCGATCATCGAGCGGGGCCGGCGATGAAGCGGTCGATCGCGCTCGCGGCCGTGCTCGCGGCCTGCGGCAACGACGGCGGCAACGGTTCTAACGTCGGCAACGGCGGGCAGGACGACCTCGAGTGCAACTGTCCGAGCCAGGCAGACGAGACGCCTGGCAAGGCGGGCGCGGCGGGTGAGGAGGGAGAGCGGGGGCCCGTGGGACCGGAGGGGCCTGAAGGGCCACAGGGGCCGGCTGGGCCCAAGGGCGACAAGGGGGATCCCGGACCTGCGGGGCCCGAGGGGCCGGCCGCGGCGGACGACGGGATCCCGAATCCGCGGTTCGTGCTTTGGAACAAGGACGGAGAACCGGTTCCAGCTATCGTGACGCCTGCGAGCCTGGTGCGTGGTGACGCACCCGCCGACGCCTCCTGTGCCAACATCATATTCTTTCGGGGTATTTCGACGGGTTGGCCGGTCGACCTCGCCACGGGGGTCGGGTGTGACGGTGCGGCGAAGCCCGCATGGGTCGAGATGGATGCGGCCCCGTACACGATCACCTTCGAGATGTAGGTTATCCGGCCTTGACCTTCGAGGACCCGCCGGAGATGTTCGCGAACGCATTCGCGACGGTACCGGCAAACGAGTTTGCCGGTGTGAAGGTCAAGGGCGCCAAGGCGTTGATCGCTGTCTCGACAGCGAGGGCCCAGGCCGTCATTGCCGCGTCTGGGGAGACACCATCGGACGTTCTGGCGACCCCGAGCGCCGCATCCTTTCCGCCGAGCTTCACGCCGTTCGTCCCCGCGACGACCACGTCCGTCTGATCGTGCCCGGTCCCCGGCTCGATGGGGTCGGTGTCCGCGTGGAGCCCCGGGTAAAACACCGCGTCGGTGATGTCGTTTGGGTTCAGACGGTTCGGCGTGCTCGGCTTCCCGGTGACGCTCCACGGGCCGATGTCGCGGTCGTTGACGATGACCTGACCCGAGTCCCCGGGCGCGATCGGAAAGGTGATGTATCCGGCCGCGGTGCGCGGAAAGACCACGGGGCACGACGGAAGCACGAGCGGGATTCCCTCCCAGAGTTCGTCCGTCTGCGGGTGGATGATGAGAGGAAGCACGTCGAGCCGCACCTGCGCGCGCTGGGTCTTCGCGTCGTACTTCTCGATGGTCCCGGGGAGAGCGACGCGGATCCGGAGCTGCAGGTCCCGCTGCACGAGCTGCAATAGCCCGGTGAGGGTGTTCGGCCGGTCGCGCTCACGGTCCCACTTCCGTCCTGTCGATCGGGTGGTGTAGGGGGGCTTCTTCTCTTTCATGCTGGCAGGGCCTCTCGTTTTGCGGTGATTGCGACGTCCCACGGGTCCGATGCGAGGTCTCCAACGAAGCGAGCCTCGACGACACGGTGCACCTGTCCGCCGGCGAAGCTATCGAGGGAGAGCGCGCCCGAGGTGGGCGCTTGCGCGTCGTCGGCGACGATCACCACACGACGCCCGGGGAAAACCTGGGGATTGAGCATCGACACGGCTCGGACGTGATCCTCGTCGACTGGGTCCGGTCCATCACGGAGGCCAGTGCCGGGCGCCATCACCACGACGAAATCACGCGTCGTCGCGCCGAGGGGCACGAGCCGGAGTTTTCCGTCGCGAACCCACCAACGCAGGCCAGCCGCCCGGGTTAGGTGGTCCATCGCTGCCCGCATCGACCCGTTGGCGACCCACCCCTGCCCCATCATGACCGAGAGGGGCTTCGCGGCCGTCGCGGCGAGCTGCTTGCGCGTCTCCGCGTCGAGGGCGGCCGCCTCGTTCACGAGGCCGGCCTGAAACGTCGTCGCGAGCGCGGTGAGTGCCTCGCGCAGGGTCGCGGTGGGCGAGAACGCCATTTGCACGTCGGCGTCCCGGAACCCGCGCAGCCCGTCGCCTAGGCGCAGCTCGGTCACGATGTCTTCAGCCGCGTATCGGCTCGGGAAGACCTGGTACGCGTGCCCGACGAAGATGGTCTCGACCGTCCCGTCGTAGCCAGCGTTTACAACGACGTCGAGCACCCGGTCGCGCCTGTACCACTCCTCGAGGCGCGACCGCTCGTCGCTCGCCAGGTTCGCGATTCGGACCACACCGCGGTCGGGTGTCGGCTGGTCGGTTCTCGTGAGGTCGAATGCGATGTCGACCCCGTCGTCGTCGAGGTTCTCCACGGAGAAGCTCTCACCGCGGCCGTTCACGATGTCCACGCGACAGGAACGCTTGTAGAACCGCGAGAATGGGGCCGCGAGGGTCACCCCGCGAATCCCTCCTCGACGTACAGCAGGATAAAGCGGTCGTCGATTTCGTCGGGCTCGGGGTCCTGCCCCTTTTGCTCGGTGTCCCACACGACGAGCGAGCCGGGAGGAACGTCGAGGTGGTGGTACTGCCGCAGAAGGTCGACGCCGGGGACCAGCGCGATCCCGGCGACCTGTACCGTGCCGTCAGCGGTGCGGAGGTCCATGTACCAGGCCTCGGGAGCGCGCCCGCTGCGACGAAACACAAACTCGTACACATCTCCGTCCAGCGCGTAGCGCACGACGTTGGCGCGGTCGTCCTTGCGGATGAGAACGCGTAGTTTTCGGACCTCTGGCATGGCTCAGATCAGCGATTCGAGGAGTTTGTCGGTGAAATCGGCGGGCAAGCCCGCAGCGTCGGTGGACTGCGTACCCGCGTCGGCCACGCTCTCCGCCCCGTACGACACCGAATCCAGATCCACCGCGTCGGAGGCGTTGAGCGGCGCGGCGATCTTCGCCTCCTCCAGGTCCACGGATACATCGATCGCGGCCCCCGATTGCGAGTGCTTCCCCTCCGAGATCGCCAGTATCACCATGCTCGGGTGGTACCCGCGGGACGTCGCAACGAAGACCGGCTCACGCTCATCCGCGATCGCGACGAGCTGGTTGTAGAGTTCCAGCCCACGCGACTGGAAGGGGTTCGTGATGAGCCCTTCGACCCCGAGGGGGGTGTCGGTGAGCGTCCCCCGCAGGGTGATGCGATCCAGGTTCTTGCGCACGTGGTCCGTGTAGGTCGCACCGATCCGCCCGGCGCTCACCGGTCGGTTGGTCTTTCGCCACGACCGCGTCACGGTCTGCGACCGCGTCACGTCGAACCGCACGCGATCGCCGTTCTTTGTGCTCAACGACGCGTTGAGCAAGAAGAACCGCTTCACATCGCCGGGGTTGCGCGGGTCGAACTTCATAATCGTCACCGACCGCAGCCGGACGAGTTCACCCGGACCGACAAAGCTCATGCTCCCCTCGTTCCCTGAAAGTCTTCCGCCGAATCCCGCATCGCCCCTCGCAGCACGCCGTCGAGCCCGGACAGCGCCGACTCGGCGACGTCGCTCGGGGACTGGCCCGGGGCGCCGACGATTTCCATCGGCGCGTCGATGTCCACGTCGATGTTGAAGTTCGTGACGACGACAGCCGGCTTCAGTCCGGCCGCCTGCCCCCCGGGGAGGGCCACGGGCAGGCCTGCTCGGCGCAGTTGCGCGTTGAGCTCGGCGAGCGGTCCCTGGTCGAGCAACGACCCCACGCCGCGACGGCTGATTTGCTCGTCGATGCCCCGTTCGGCGGCGTTTGCGGCACGCTCCGCGTCCACGTCGTCTCCACCACCGAGCAGCGCTTCGTTCGCTGCCCGTCGGCGGGCCTCTTGGATTTTCGAGTCCACCAGCGCGCGTATCTCGGGGCTGAACTCGTCCACGTCGACGACCTCCTCAGTCGCTCGCTTGCCACCCTTCTTGCCACGGCCGAGTCGCTGCGAGTCTCTCCGCAACTTCGCGTTGTAGCGCTCTAGGGCCTTGTCTGAGGCCTGGCGTGACTTCTGTTTCTCGAACGTATCCCGCAGCAGGCCCTCGCGAAGAAGAGCTTGCCGGGCATGGTCGGCATCCGGCGCATTGTCCAGAAGCTTGAATGTGAGCTCGTTGAACTCCTCGCGGGATAGCTCCCCAAGTCTCCCCTCGGCGTAGAGCTTGCCGAGTTCTTCCCCGGCGTCTAGGAAGTCGTTCCCCCGCTGCAAGCGCCTTCGGTTTTCCTCCGCGCGCTCGAGCTCCTCATTGGTGCGACTGAGTTCGAAGACCATCTTCCCGAGGACGCCACCAATCGCGAACCCGAAGGCTGCGAGGGCCCCAGGAAGGCCACCGAGCAGAAGCCCGAACGTCGTGAACAGCGCGATCAGCCCGCCCGTCCCCCC